GTTTCATACTCATCTGCTGTAGTACCTTCAAAAGTTAAACTACCAGTTAGGGTTCCACCTGCTAATGGAAGATAAGAAGATATTGTGGAAGATATTGTGGTGTCTACATATCCTTTAGTTGATGCATCTGACTCTACTGTTGGTGTGCCAAGATTTGTAATTTTATTACTTCCCATTGCAATTGCAGCCTGCATTGTTCCACCATCTGATTTAGATAATTTTGTAGCAAGTGCGGCTGTAATTGTTGATGCATATGATGCATTATCATCAAGAGCATCGGATAGTTCTCCTAATGTATTTAGGGCTGCTCCTGCTGTTCCTATAAGGTCAGTAATATCTGACATTAATGCGACTGTTCCTGTTGCATCTGGAAGAGTGATGGTCCGATCTGCCGTAGGGTCTACTACTGCTAGGGTGGTTTCAAAAGCATTTGCTGTAGCACCTTCAAATTTAATGTTTGAGCCAAATTGGGGGTTTACTGTACTGTCTGCGTCCATAAAATAATCAAGGCTTAGCCAGTGGTTGGTGCCATCACCAATTTTAAATTTATTAGTATCTGACTCGTAGCCAATTTCTCCGGCTGCAAGAATTGGGCCATTGCCACTATTGGTTGATATCCATTGGGCTGCAGTGCCTCGTCTCTGTTGCATTCTTGTTGCCATAATTTAATCCCCCTAGATTTTATTCTTTCTTTATTATAACATATGATTAATTAAAGTTATCTAACGGACTTCCGCCATCATAACTAGTTAACCACTCTACTGAATCGTAAAACCCTGCAATTTGTGTTGAAGAGAATACATCATCATATGCTCCTGCATCTTGAAAAACGGTAGTAATAAGTCCCGTTCCATCAATTGCAGTATCGTGAATATGTTGTCTCAAGTTTGCAGTATCATCAAAAGTAGCAATCATGATCCAGTCAGCAGCATCTGTTGAATATATCGAAAGATGTTGCGTAACTGTATCAAAATATATTTGTCCATCTACTGGTGCAACTGGAGCAGTTGATTCGGTTGGGACAACGTTTGCATTTCCAGCAACCGTATCAACATACAACTTAGTTGCTGCGTGTGCATTTAAAGTTGGGGTAGCAACTGTAACAGTTCCTCCGAAAGTACCAGTTGTGGCTACATTTAAGCCATTCTTGACCTTGAAGTCTTTATCTGTTGTTGGCATTTACTACCCCCTACTTTTTATTTGTTAAGCCTCGATGTATGTTTTGTGAACTTTAACAACTGTATCTGCTGCAGCACCAGTTACTTGAAGAAGAACGTTTCCAGCACTGTAAACAGCGTTTGTTGTTCCTAGTTCAGCATTGCTAACTACATCAGCATACTCTGTTAAGTAAACGTTATTTGATCCATCAATAGTAACAAGCAATTCAATTACTTCAATATCAGTACCCTTTTTCATTTGAACGATATATTTAGCGCTTGAGTATGTGCTTGCTGACCAAGTATCAATAGTTGTTGCAGTTGCAGCAGCGGTTCCTGTTGCAGATCCAACAAGAGTATCTGGAAGAGCAATGCTTGTTGCAGTTGCTGCGCCAAGTACTGGGGTAACAAGAGTTGGTGTATTAGCAAATACTAATGCGCCTGTTCCTGTCTCATCTGAAATAACTCCTGCAAGTTCTGAAGATGATGTTGCAGCAAGTGCTGAAATTTTACTTGTTGTATAAACACCATTTGTAACTGTTGCAGCATTTCCTGTATATTCTGTTGCAGAAAGAACCTGAGTTCCATTAATTTTTAATACCTTGCCAGAAGCAAGATCCATGTGCTCAGAAGATGTCCATGCATCAGTTGCATCAATCCATGAGAAGGTCTTGTCTGTAGTACCCTTAAGAGTAAGACCACCACCGTCTGCACCTGCATCTGTTGGAGTTGCTACTGAACCAAGTGTAAGGTTCTTGTCATCAACTGTAATTTCTGTTGAGTTAATTGTGGTTGTTGTACCGTTTACTGTTAAATCCCCTGACAAAACAAGAGATGTACCAGTTGCAGCACCAATGTTTGGTGTTACAAGTGTTGGGGTATTAGCAAAAACAAGTGCTCCAGTACCAGTCTCATCAGAGATGATTCCAGCAAGTTCTGAAGAAGATGTTGATGCAAGTACGTTCAACTTATCTGTTGTTACAACAAGAGTCTTTGTGCTTGGAATGCTTGTACCATTGATAGAATCAGCAGTTGCAACACCAAGTGCTGGAGTTGTAAGAGTTGGGCTTGTAAGAGTCTTGTTTGTGAGAGTCTGTGTATTTGTTGTTCCAACTACTGCACCAGTTGCACCGTGTGCTGTTGTTGATCCTGTATGTGTTGTAAGATCTGCATCAGCAGCCTTTGCATTTAATTGAGTCTGAATTGCTGATGTCACACCATCTACATAATTAAGTTCTGTTGTAGAAAGAGTTGCTCCATCAAGAATATTAAGTTCTGTAGAACTTGCTGACATAACAACATCTTCGTTAATCTTTGGTGATGTTAATGTTTTGTTTGTAAGAGTTTGTGTGTTTGTTGTTCCAACTACCGCACCAGATGCGCCGTGTGCTGCTGTTAGGTCTGCGTGAGTTGTAACGTCTGAAGTAAGTGCTACTGTACCTGTAGCATTTGGAAGTGTGATTGTCCGATCTGCGGTTGGATCTGTGACTGTAAGTGTTGTCTCATAGTCGTCTGCTGTTGCGCCTTCAAAAGTAATTTCTGTTTGAAATACACCAACTGCTGCTGGATCTGACCATTGAACGCCATATGTTGCACCTGACGCTGCAGTGAGGACCTGTCCGTTGCTTCCAACGCCAAGACGTGCTATTGCATCATTTGCACTACCAACAATTAAATCACCTTTAGCATCTACAGTTCCTGCGGTAATAACATTTTTACCATTAACAGTTGCTGTTTCTCCTTGAACAATTAAACCATTTTTTACTTTAAAATCTTTTTCTACTGTTGCCATTTTTTATCTCCTTTTTTATGCCTTTAATCCCATACGTGCATAACGTACGGTGATTGGGGTTATACCGATAACTGGAGTAACCGTTACGGATACTGTATTTCCAGCACGGGAGACGCTAATGGTGCCAATATTCCCATCATTGTCGATTGTTCCATACTCACTGACAGATACACCTGTAGTATCAGCAAGAATTGTCATTTCTGTTGCGTAATACTTGTTCTCGCCACCAGAAGTCTTTTTAATAGAGATCATATACTTAACTGCTCTATATTCAGTTGCATCAAAATTATCAATTACTGTAGCAGTTTCAATGCCGTTGATTGTTGACTCATTGTTTCCTGCACTACCCAAATCTGTTGCTTGAGCGCTTGCTGTGTCAATAAAATCTTCAAAGTCCGTCTGTGAAGGACGATCTCCTGTTTGAAATCTTAACTTTAAGTTTGCTAGTGATAGACGGGCCATGTTTATATTATAACATAATTTTATTACAAGATATAGTTAGAAAAACCAATTATCTGCAGACCAATTCCTGGGGGATTCAAAGGATCTATACCTTCAATACCTATATTAGTTATCTTTAATCTGAATGGAAGTATTGCATTTATTGATACCTTTTTAGAATAGTCAACTGTTTTTATACCCGAAGATTTAAAACCTTTTATTGGAGTTATTTTGGTTTTTGTTTTAACATCAGTTAAAGTTGTTTTTGAATAGTTAACAGTTTTAATTTTGGAAGACTTAAAATCTTTTACTGCAGTTACTTTTGTTTTTGCCTTAACGTCAGTTAGTGTTGCTTTAGCCATTTCTTATGACTGATCTGTAACTTCGCCAAGCATGATCATTTCTCCTTGACATACAGTCCAAACCCTTGTAGCATCTGTAAGTTGAACATCAAAAACATCACCAGTTCTTAGTTGTTTAGATTGAGCGGGAGTTAAAGAAACTAAAAACTCTCCATCTCCATCAGTTACTGATTGTACTGGTACTAACTCAAATATTAAATCATCTCCAACGTTGTCAGAGTACCGTCTAAAATCGACCTCAATGTCCCAATCATCAACTACAATTGGATCTCCTGCATCATCTTGTACATATATTCTAAAAGAGGCGCTATCGCCAATTACAACCGTCCAGTTAACCAATGGTGGCTTATTTCCAATATTGTAGGTAGAAGGAGCCTTTACATCCATCTCTGATTCGTCTGGATTGCGGTATTTAGCCATAAAGAAATTATATCACATTAAGTCTTTAAGTTGACTCAATATCCAAATCCATGATATACTAGTGAGTAACACCATAACTTTATGGTGTTTTTGTTTCTAAGGAGGAACAGTCATGACAACTAATAAGATAGTGATTGGAATACTCGCAGCAGTAACTGGAATTGCTTTGTTCTCTAATTCTAGTGCTAATGCTGAAAATAACTTGAGTAGTACCGTGTCAAAAAGTGAAACCCAAACCGCTGAGGCGGTTTTTTCAGTTTCTAAAGAAGAAAATAATAAAACTAAGAAAAAGTACAAATATGGAACCCCTCTTGAAAAAGATGAACTAATTAAAATATTAAAGTCTGTAGGGTTTGAAGGCTATGCACTAAAAGTTGCTTGGGCAACAGTAATGAAAGAATCTATGGGTACTCCTAACTCTTGGAATCCAAATAGAAACACTGGAGATAATTCTTATGGCCTATTTCAAATCAATATGCTAGGATCAATGGGTCAAGATCGACGGGATAAGTTTAACCTAAAG